CTTCCATGTCTTCGAACATCTGCTTGTATTGGAATCCACCTTTAGATGGTCTGTTTGGAATAGATGGTGCCGGTTTCCATCCCATTTTTTTTTGAGCGTATATCTCTGCTTTACCTGCGGCTAGTTTTGGTTCTACGTCTTTTACCTCGTTTTTCTTTTTGAAAGCTTTCTTAGTAGCGTACTGCATACCGTCTCCAGCTTTGAAAGTAGCCTGTGTATTTGCAGGAGCATTTCCTCCAGTTACGCTGTCTTCGCTTCTTAGTCTTTGAGTGGCAAGTTGATTATTGAAAGGTTTCTTCATTATTTAGAGACTCTTTTTAACTCGTCGATTAATTCGTAGTATTGTAATAGTCCTGTAATTGTTTCGTCTTTAATGGCGATGCCTTCTTTCAATGGCTTAATGAACTTTATAACCTCTTGAGTTTTAATCTTGGTAACCTTGTCTTTTACCTTTTCAGTTTGCTCTATAAGTTCTTGCTTGATTTCCTTTAACTTTTCGTTTAAGAACTTTCTTAAGTTAGCAGAATCTGAAATGCTTGCTACGTATTCTTTTAAAATGCCCTTTTGTCTTTCCGAAAGGCCTTGATACTTCTTATTGAATTTTTCAACCAATAATTTATACGTTAAAATTCTGATCTCTTTGTCTTCATGCATTAATTCCTCAACCATTGATTGTGGAGCTTGCATGTCCTTGATATCTTCTTGGGTGATATGCTCTAATAGATTAATCTTGTTTAGAACTATCTGTTTTGTGTCAGAGTTTGGACTGCTTTGAGATTCGAATATTGTATAAACAGAAGCGTAAGGCTTGTAGTTCTCTATCTTGGCTTTAAAGAAGTCTTCTAGGTTGTAGGTCTTCTTAATTTCTTTGATTAGATTGTACTTTGCTTTACTTAGCGTTTCGTGACTTAGTTTCTTATACTGCTCTAAAATAGTAGAAATAAGAATCTCGGCCTTGGCTTCTGAAAGTTTTGGGCTGGTTACGAATGCACTGTACAGACTATACTCTTTTCCCAATTCTGTATTGGTAAAGTGCTTTTTAAGTATTTTGACAGCTTTAGAGTCCTGATTGTTCAAAAGGTCTGAAGTTGTCTGTCTTACTAAAAGTTCAAATAAAATACCGGTGTTACGATATTTCGAATGTTTAATTGCCATAGCTATTTTGATCGGCTTGCTAATAAATATCTAAATATTCTAATCTAGATTGTCAATAATGTTGTCTTCGCTTAATAGGGCAGATTGTTCAAAAAGCTGAGTTTTTCTAGCGCTTTGCTTTTCAAACATCTTTTCTATTGAGTTCTTATTCTGAAAATAGATTGCTTTAGTGCTTTCCATGTTCATAGCGCCTCCTTTAAAGCTAACCCCAACTTTGTCTTCTTTGGTTTCTGCGTTTTGAGTATCCATATCGTAAACTCCGCTTCGGCCAAATGGAGATTCGTCGGTTCCGTATATAGATTTGTACTTTTGAGGTCTTCCTGGAACCTTCATTGGCTCTTTAGGATTGGTCTCGTCGTAGCCTCTAGGAACGTCTAAAGATGCGTCACCTTTGCCTCCGTAAAGACTGGCAATCTGATGAGGAGTACCGAATGCTTGGCCTGTTTCTGCCGGATCGTTACCTTCCTCGGCGATTTGTTTGTATCTAAATTTACGCTTTTGATCCTCAACAATAAGGTCATCAAGCTCATTAAATTCGTCCTCGGAGATATTAAATACGTTCTTCCATATGTAATCTCTTGGTAAAGAAGAGTTTTCCATTGCTTGGTTTGCAAGGTCGATCTTCTCTTTCATCATAGCAATTCTCTCTTGCTCGTATATGATGGAAGGATTTGTCAAGTGAATATCGAAGTTGGTTATAGACTCGTTGGTGTATCCATGAGCGTACAAGTGAACCAACGCAACTTTCTTTAATTCTGATACAATGATTCTTTGAATTCTCTCAATTGTTCTAGCAAAACGAATGTCTTCTGCGGCTAGCGTTGCTTTACCGGTCAAGTCTTTTTCGTATCCCATGAATGCTTTAGGCACCTTTAGAGCGGCAAATAGTTTCTCTCTAAAGTATTGAACGTCTTCGATAGCGTTGTACTCAAGACCTTTTGCGGTGTCAATTCTAGTAGATTGATCGTTGCCTCTAACTGGAATAAAGAAGTCCTCCAATAAGTTTTGTTGGTTAAACTTCATGTTGTATTGACCAGTTTGAGCGTCGATAAGAGAAGTCTTCTTCATCTTGCCGATCATACGTTGAATGTAGTTCTCAACCTCGTTTGGTGGGATGGCTCCCACGTTAACGTAGAACGTTCTTCTTTCTGGGGCACGAGTAATTCTATGAATCAACATCGCGTCTTCAATTAAAGTGTATTGTTTGAATAGTTTTCTAGCTGGTTCCAAATAAGATCTACCGTATGGTAAATAGTTAACGTCGCCCAAGAATCTAAAGTGAGCCATTTCGTACAAATCAAACCAAATTCCTGGATCTTGATTGTTGTAAGCCGAAGTGTATCCTGTAGTAGAACTGATAGCCGCGTTAGGATCAAATTTGAATCTTACCTCGTTTGGATTTTTAGGGTTAAAGCCTTCCTGTCTAACGATATTGTAAGCCGAAAATGGAATTACGTTGTAAACTCCGTACTTCTCTGCGATCTCCAATTTTAAATAGAAATCACCGTACTTACACATGTTTCTAATCCAAGACCATAGATTAAATTCTATGTTCATTACTGAGTAGAACAGGTTTTCTAGTATGTTTTGAATGTTTTCGTCTGCAGAAGTAATGTGTAATACTTGACCTTGATCGTTCTTTAAAGTACACTCATCTGCGATAATATCCAAAGCAGAAGCAATGATAGCGTCTGTATCCATTGCATCGTAATCAGCGTATATTTGTACACGAGATGATTGGTAGTTCTGTGCTAGATTTAGGTTGACTCCATAAGCGGTAGACGTAGTGTATACCTTGTGGAATCTATCGATTAACGAGTTAGTTTGAATTACACCAGAAGTCTGGATGTGCTCTGTATCTATTACGCTTAAGTTCTTACCTCCAGAATCTCTGATAATGACATCAGTCGAGAATAGTCTTCTTAGTGCCGAAAATAGGTTGTCTTGTTTGTTCTCTGCCATATTATATTGTTATAAAAGCCAAGTTAAATCTTGTTGTTCTTTTCCCATCGGAGTTGCAATCTCTTGCTGCCATGGATTTTGACCGTAATTAGTATAAGATTGGTACATCGGGCTATCGTCTCCCGCTTTTGTATACGCATTTAAAGTAGCGTGAGTTAGGCTTTCTGCCGTTCTTTTAAATCGCAAAGAAGTTTCTCTCAAATACATAGCGATCGCGAAAGCCATAACCAAATCATCGTTGTATCCTGACATGGCCTGTTGCTTACCGTTCTTCCATATAAATACGCGAAGCTCCTCTAATAATCTAATCGATCTTATAACTACCGTTTTGGTTTCAATAAAATCTCTCATTTTTTCCAGTACCGAAGGCCTAACCTTGACGCTCATGGTGAATCCTGGGATCAAAGTAGAGTTTCCGTAATGCACTTGTAAATAGCTGTTTAGGTCCGCGTTACTGTCAGATCTGTGGCTAAAGTGTATATTGGAATAGCCACTCTCTACCACGCCTTGAACCACGTCCCAACCTATATTTGCGTTTTCAATTACTAATAAGGCTTGATTGTATCTGGTTGCTATTGCTATCAACTCGTTGGCAAACACCCTGGTATCTGTCTGAGCTTTAAATTCAGCTACTTGTGTTAATGTCTCTGTATCTATAACGTGATAAGCAGAGTAGTCCATTGCGTCTCCCCTCGCTACGTCAGCTACTACCATATAGTACGTGGTGGGCTTGGGATATTCCCAAATCCAAAGTGCTTTTTCCTGGCCTTCTCTATTGATTGGCTCGGATATCATATTGGCCTCGTACCAAGTTAAAATTTCTGGAGGAATTACGGTATTACCTGAAGTTGCGAAGTCACAATCGCACTCTTGGGCTGCCATTCTAGCTCCCAAATCCGTGTCTTGCTTATCTCTCCAATCTTGCGCTCTTTCAGGGTGAACACTCCAAGGTAACGAAATAGGTAGAAAACTATTCTTTTGTAATTGCGCTTCTGTGTAAGATTTGTGGAACCAGTTACCAACACCGTTAGGAGTAGATAAAGCTATACATCCACCACCTGTAGCCAAGGTCATCTTAGCTGCGGTGTAGATGGTTTCAATATTATCGATAAACGCGGCCTCATCAATCACCAGCAAAGATACGGCTTCCGAACGACCTGCGTCACCGGCTGCCGATACCGCTTTGATTTGAGAACCGTTTGTTAGTCTTAAACTTAATGCGTTGTTGGAAGTTGCGGCCGCTCCGATCTTCATCCAGTTTGGAAGGTTATCGTAAGCAAATCTAACTTTTGTAACCATGTTCTTTGCAGTGTCCTGCTTGGTCGCAATTACAAGAACGTTCTTATCTTTTGAAAATATCATCATCCACAAAGAGTAAGCGGACACTAGAGTAGAGATACCCAACTGTCTTGACTTGTTGATTATGGATTCCGGGTACTTTTGAAATAAGGTTAAAACTTTTTCTTGAAACGGATAAAGATCGAATAGAAGTCTTCCCCTTTGTGGGTGTTGAATCATGTAGTACTTCTTCATGAAATACACGGGATCTTTGGAACAAGTTATAAACTCTTGCTTAATTCTTTCTTTTATATCGATCTGACTGTCTGCCATTATTTGTGCGTTACTGCAAGACCTATTATAAGGGCGCCCATAACAAACTTTTCAATTTTATTCCTCTTCATTTTTAAATCGTACTTCTTCAAATCTCCCTTTAGGCCTTCAACAATAACTTTATAATTGTCCTGTTGTTGAACCTGCTTTTGAATAATTGATTGAAAGTTGTCTTCTTTAGTTCTTAGAGTTACGATTACTTTGTCTTTACCAGTTACTGTGGATTCTAAGTTAGTGATTAAGCTGTCTTGATTTAAAACGATATTCTTTGTTCTATCAAAATCCAACAAATCAACTACGATTGCTTTTGAAACTGGCACTGGTAGGATGGTTGTGTCTTTGGTTTCTACTTTGTATTGCTCTGCGTATCTTACAACAAAGAAGCTGTCTATCTCGTGAGGTCGCATTTTAGCTGCAGCCTCTAACTCTGATTTGTCTTCTTTTAAAGCTTTAATATTGTCCTTTAAAATGTTCGATTTAACGATTAGCACTTTGTTCTTATACTCTTCGTCAATGATAGCGGTTTCTAAGCTATCGTTCTGATTGTGTAAGGAATCGATATGAACGGCCAAAGAATCGATTGTGTTTTCGTAAGACTCTGTTTGGAATCTAGCGCCTTCAAATTGTTTAAAAATTAACCAAATGGCGGCCAATAAAAATAAGACGATAACGCCTTTAATTGCTATTTTCATAGTTTTCTAGTTTTCTAATAAATATGCCACTAAGCCTCTTCTGCCACAGAGTCGTAGATGCGCTTTTTACTAATTAATAAAAATTGAGAATGGGACATTCTAAGTCCATTTATGTAATACTCCTCTTTGCCGTCAGCGTATATCATTGCAGGGCCTTTTAAATTGTGAGGTTTTCTATTCTTTCCCGGATCTTGAATGTAATGGATTTTCGTGCCTTCAATGGATTTCATGACACCGTACGTAATCTTTTTCATATAACCAATTTAATAAAAATCTTTGATAATTGTTAACTAAAGTCTATGGTAGTCAATTATTTAGTTAAAGAGAAACCTAATTTGCTACTAGTTGGGTTTTTTGTGCTCAGGCTTGGAATATCGAATTTGAAATTAGCGTTTGGATCGTTGAATGATCTAATGTTGAAAGTCATATTGCCTTCACCCAATCCAAAAGTCAAGTACATTTGTTTAACCCCAGTTTTTGAAACTATTTCTTTTAGCGCCTTTATAAATTTAGGTTTTGTATTTAATTGATCTGCCACGTAGTAAGACAAAGGAGAAGTTATAGCTCCGTAATATTTTCCGCCTTTCTTTTTAATTTCGTCCCATTCAACTGTTTGACCGCCTTTGCTTCCTGGGCTTCTTTTTATTTCATTGAAGAATTTACCAAACTTTTTAAAGAATTCAACGTCTTTTTGTTTGGAAGATTTTGCATTTGTTTTTGCAAAAAGCTTAATTATATAGTCATTAATCGATTCTGCTGTTAAATTATTTGGATCTCCTCCTATAATTCTAGCTAATGTTTGAATACCTGGCATATCTTTTGGAAAGGCCGCTGCTACTTTTAAGAACGCATCAGGACTTTTTAGTGAAAGCATGGGTTGTAATGCTTTGTATAACGCCATTTGATCTTTGTCGCCTTTAATTTGATCTACTTTAATTTCTTTTATTAAATCTGTT